TCAATAGAGTCTTGTTCAAAAAGTTTTCTTCCTTCATCTGTCCTTGGGTCGTATGGTAAAAATCCCTCCATAAATGCTTTGGTAACTATCTTAGAAGCAACAGCTACATCATTAGCCCATGCTTCATCATTTAACTGACCTTCTGTTCCTGTATTGTATGCCTGTTGCATATACACAGGTAACTGTCCAACTGTAGCACCTTCTATTCCTGGGTCGCCTAAACCATAGGGAAATACAACATCCTCTACATCTTGTGTCCATTGTGACTCTGGCATAAATCTTTTCATAGTTTTGTATGCGTATTTCATAACAGGGCCAAGACCAGGTATAGGTGACTGTGTAAACAAGTTAGCACCTTGTACTGGTGAACTTAATCTTATTTGTACATCTTCTTCTAATCCTGTTAAATCTCTATCTTCTAAACCAAATACATACTCTGTCAAATCAGTAGGTGCAGTTACATAAAACTTTTCTCCTGAAACTGGGTCAGTGTAAAAGAATCCGTTGTTAGTTCCTTTGTCTGTAGCTAACTGTATTTTTCTTAGACCAGCTGGATTTTTTGCTAACAGTCTTGGATAGTTAAATACTATTTCTTTCCAAGGTTCTAGGAATGGGAATACTAATCTTAATGCTTCAGCTACATATCCTTTTTGATTTAGATTGTACAATAATTGGTCGTGCATAGTAAGAGCGTAACCTTTTGCAGCATCATTCATTTCATCAATAGTCAATATCATTTCTTTAGGTAATGTTTTCCTAGCATTTTCTAAAGAACCATATTTTTTAATAGCAGCGTTTTTACCAGCCACATACAATTCTTCTACTTCTTTAGGAACCTTTGATTGTTTAATTAAATCATCAAAGTGTCTAATAGATGAAGCATCACCGAATGGTAATTGAGAAGCTATGTTTTGCCAATAGTACTGTGTAAAGGTTGGTATTCTTTGTAGTTCTGAATCTGGTAGTTCACCTAAAGTAAACCATAAATATTCTGATGCTTTATTAAAAAACCCTCTAGTTTTTTTACCAAATTGTTTGTCAACAATCCAATCAGGTATAGGTAAAATATCAGGTGCTACATTATCATATTTATCATCTAAAAACTTTTTAAGCAACTTTTGATTTGCAGGTGTCCATCTATCAAAATCATCAAACACGATAGTGCTACCTTGATAGTTTAATCTTCTGTCTGCAATAAGTGTTAATAACTCTTCATCACCTTTAGTTAAATCTAAAATCCATTCTCTGTAATCATCTACATATTTATTAGCATCATCTAGATTTGTGTAAGGTTGCATTGGTTTACCGTCTAAATCGTATCTAGTATCGTTTAAATCATTTCTTATTTTTCTTAGTGAACCAGACCAAAACTGTGATTTTGTTTTTACTAAATCTGAACCATCTAATAATTCTTTAGCTATTGATTGTGCTAAATCACTTTCCATTGGCCATTTGAGATTTACTTGCCAACCCTTTGTAAAATCTTTTTTGTCAATAGTTCCTTTGGGTGTTTTCCTCCAACTGTTTTGTACAAATTCTTTTTGTGCCTGTTTACCGAAAACATTTGCTGGTCTATCTGCAACTATACCTTGAACTATTTCATCATAAGCTCTTTTACTAGGAGTCATTCCTTTTCTAAAAGGAGCTCCTAAAACATCATTATAATAATTACCCCATACCCAAGTAGACATTGGACTATCTATCCAGTTATCTAAACCATCAAGGCCCATTCTAAATTGTCCTTCTCCAAACAATCGTAATGGCCAAGCAATTCTTGTAACTAACTGTGCTCCTGTCCACACTTTTTGCAAAGGCCACAATGCATCAGGAATAGTTCTTATAGCATCAGGTGCAAAGTCTAAAAAGAAATCAGCTTTTAATTCAACATTTTTTATAAGATTTTGTACTGGTAATTTAGCTTTACTTGTTTCAGGTAAATCATCAATAAAACTTTTTGCTAGTTTGGAAATTTTTGTTTGACCTACATCAATGTTTACATACTTTTCTATTGTTCCTAAAGCTCTTCTAATGTCTAATGGTTTACCTAAACTCCACACATCATTAAAATGTTGTCCTACATCAAAAGGTGTTGCCATTGGTATTGGCGTACCATCAGGTCCTGGAATACTTCTTTGTCCATTAAAGACTCTTTCTATAGGAGGTCGTTGTCCACCTTCTGATTTTCCTAATGTAGCCCAGTAAGATTTTATGTTTAAATCTCCTTTACCTACACCTCGTAACTCTTTGAAGTATTCCTTTACATAATCTAAAGTTTTACTTGAAAACCCATCAGCTTTTAATAATGCTACAAGTTGTTCAGGAGTTTTTTCGTATAGAACTTTATTCATTAATGACCTATTACCTGCAACTGTATGTTCAGCAAACTCTTGCATAAGTTGATTAGCAATAGTCTTAGGAATTTTAAATTCAACCATCCACTGATTGTATACTCGTACAGAGTCATCAATATCTTTATACGCTGCACCAGCATCTGGAGTCCATTCACCGAACTTAGAGTATGCTGCTTTTGAACCTTTAACTTTTTTACTTAAAGCATCTACTAAATTTTTGTTATAACCAAAACTATTCTTAGACCTTACTAAAGCAGGTACACCAATGCCCTGATTTTTAGATACAAAAGTTTTAAATAAATCTGTTACTTCATCTATGTTTCTTGCTTTGACTAAATTAAGTGCTAATTCAGTATCTTTTACTGCATCAAATATTCTTTTAAAATCATTTGAATCTGCAAATGCTTGTAAAAAAGTATTTGATTTTGGTGAAGCTAAAAAATCATCTATGATAACAGGTATTTTTTCTACATCTCCTGCTTTGTATGCTTTCTGTATTTTACCTTGTACACTGTTAGCAGCCTTGACACCTTTGCTTACTTTACCTGCTACTAAGAATGGGTCAGTGACAAGTACTTTATAAAAATCTATTGCTCCTGAAACTCCACCATAAAGTTTATTACCCTGTTCTATACCTATTAAATCCTCTATGTATCTCCCAGCAGTTATATTTCTACCACGATATTTGTATGCTTCTTGTTGCTCTAGTGCTTCTGCTACTACTGGTCCTTGTGGAAAGTAACCTTCACCAAAACTTTTCCAAACTGCTCCAGGATTTTGCCCATCCCTTATTTTTTCTAAAGCAACACCTGCAACAGATGGTCCAGCATTTTTGTAGTTATCTGCAAATGTTTTACCTACAGTTTTTCTTAAACCTGCTGGTGCTCCCTGTCCTAATAGTCCAGACAAAGTCAAGCCAAAACCTGCTATCTGACCTATTTTTTCTGCTTTGTTTGCTTCTTCTCTAGCAACAGCAACATCATACATTGTGACATTAGGGTCGCCTTGTTGTGCTCTTTGTGCTAATTGTTCAGCTTCAGTTCTTTTTATTTCTGCTACTGAACTAATAGGACCTTCAAACAAATCATCTGCTGTTTTTACAAAAGCTCTAGATGGTTTACCTACAGTACTGTTTGCAAAAGATTCCCCAACAAGTCCAAGTAATCTAAACATTCCTTTAAATTTTCCATAAACAGGTTCATCTGTGTAAGTTCCTTTATTCCAAAATTTTGCTCCCTCTGGTAGTTTAAACTTTTGCCCTATACTATTAAAAACTTTTCCATAAGTTGAATTAAACATAGCTGAATTTAAAACATCATTACCTTGTGCATTAGGAAATACAGGTTGTGATTTAGGTATAGCTTTATACTGTAGTTTTAAAAGTTCTTCAAAGGCTTTATTATCAAGTCCTTTTATTACAGCAGAGGAAATAAGTCCTGATTGAGCAGTAGGATATAACTCTGCTAACTCTTTAGTTCTTTCTATTTGGTCTAATGTAAATTGATTTTTCTTTTTGTTATAAGATAACTCTAATGCTTTACTTTTCTCATTTATTTGATTGTACTCTTCACCAAAAGTGTATGGACCAACAGATTGATTTGCCATAACTAAAAACTAAATGTTTGTCTTAACGCATCTACATCACTATTGTCAGCTAAATCTGCTAATACTAAGTAATCTAAATCTCCTGCTTGTGTAGGACTTATGTTGTTAACAAAAGCACCAGCTGTTAAATCTTCGTTTGGTCGTTCACTTTCTCTTTTTATATCTAATAGATTACCCATGTTCATAGGTGCAACTGCTGTAGGTTGACCACCTGCGTTTGATGCAGCTGCTGTTTCTTCTTCTATTGATTCCACATTTCTAGTATTATCTTGACTATTTGCAGTAGATGCAGGAGGTATAGCTTGTTTTCTTTTATCTATAGTAGGAATCATTTTATTGACATCCTCTGTAGTTCCATAAGTTAAACCAGTATATTCTGGTTTAGCTACTGTTTTTTTTGGTTTATTCCTGGTCGCCATCATCATCCTCATCATCAAAAAACATAAATGTAGAACTTATAATCATATAGCCGAAAGGAAATACCATTGGTGGCATTTGGTCTGTATATGTTTTATTCTGTATTTTTTCTTCTAAAATAATGTCATCACCGAGTGCATCTACATCAACTAAACAAAAATCTACTATATCTTCAAACTTATTATTTATAGACATTATCCTCCTAATCCACCAAGTAGTTCAGCTATGCCTGGTGGAGCACCTTGTGGTGGCAAGGCACTTCCTCCAAGCAATTCTTGTTCAGCTGTCGGTATCTCTGGCTCTTCTGCTGTAAAGAACTTATCTAAAATATTTTGCATATCATCTGGATTCTTTCTTATCTGCACAACAGCCATAGTTGCTTTAGGGTCACCTTGTTGAGCTTGTGCTAACAAAGTGTCAAACAGTATGTTATCTGCTTTTTCTTTTGTAATTCTATCGTTAACTCTAACAAGGTTATCTAAACCATCAAGGTTTTCTTGCAGAGTTTGTTTATCAATAATACCAGCTTGTAGTAACTGTAATCCTGTGACTATCTTTTGTGGTTCATCATATCCAGCCATAGCTCCATACACTCTTCGTGTTTTGTAAGAAGTAATGTCTTTACCTGGGTCGTATGTTTCTGAATAGAAAGTATTGTTCATATAACCAGATAGTGACTTAGAATTACCACCATACATTTTAGCATCCCACTCTAATCTTTTTGTGTCAATCATCTCTATAGCATCAGACATTACTGTGTGATACTCTCTAATCATAAGTGACATAGATGCACCTAACTCTTCAAGTCCTCTACCAGTAGCAAATGCTAGTGGTGACTGTGAATCATCAGTTGTAGGATAAGAACCACCGACACGAAGTTGTCGTTCTATTCTGTCTATCTGTTGAAAAATTTGATAAGGAACATTGGATGCTGGTTTAGAAACTTGTGTTCCTGGAGCTAGATAGTTTACTGCAAATCTACCTTTTCTATATTGTCCAGATTCTATCTCTCCAGAAATGTTCGTTTCTGTAAACACTGCATCTTCCATTGCTATTATTGACATCACATTAATCTTTGCCATAGAAGCCATAAGTCCTATGATTTGGTCATACTGTCCTTGCAATCTATCAAAGCTAAATTTCTTAGCTATAACAAATGCAGGTCCACTATCAAGTGGGTTTGGTATGAAGTCAAGAATAGTTGCAGAAGTCATGTGGAAGATATAAGTACCTTCTAAGTTATAATACTCTGCAATTAAGTCACCTTCGTTATTACTGTTAGCCCAAGAACCATTGTATGAGTCAGTATATGTAGAAGCATACGCACTACCTACACCTTTAAAGTCTGTGTTGTACGCATC